CGGGCTTATTTGGGTGGAAGTAGATCACTTGAACCCTGACCTATCCTCTTGCTAAAGAGGAATTTATCATGCAACCATTACGGACGCACTCATGGCGATGTACACCGAGATAGCGCCTACGATAGCCACTACACCGGCAATGGCGTAACACAGTTTGACCATGACGGGGACGTACTTGGCGATTTCCTCCGTCACGGTCGCCAGTGCGGTCGTACCGGCGGAGTAATCGCCTGCGGAGTTTTGGGCCATGACGGCCGTCGTGCCACACAGCAACATCAGTGTGAGCATCTGTACCTTTTTAGCAGAAAACATTCTTTTCATTTGTCTTTTTGTTTTTTGAAACATGATTATTTATTTTAGGGTAAGTATTGCAGTTCTTTCGAATCGTTATGGCGGCACCTCATTCCTGCATCCCGTTTCTATATGCGATAGCCGAAAAAGGCAGGAAAGACAAGGAAGGCACCGATCAGGAACAGGCACGCGCCCACAAGCGTTACGACGGACTTGGTAATGCCGTCCTCGCCCGTGTTCATCTTTACGTAAATCTGGAATCCGGACACAATCACACAAATCCCGGCGATGGCACAACAGAGAGCTTGGACGTAGAACATCATCGTTACCACGTAGTCGTGCATCGTCGCCAGCGCATCCGCCCCCCAACTGTAATTCACGCTGCCGCTTTTCGCCAGAGCCGAACAGGGGATGATGGAACAAAGCGCACATAGTATCTTCTTCGTTTTCGACATCTTACAGCTTATCTTTGACCGGTCTCCATTTCAGGCTGGGACGGTTGTCCAAGCGTCCTTTGGAAATCATTGCCTTATACATCTCTTCGTCGGTAAAGCCGTCGGACAGGTAGGGTGCGACTTTTTCCATCTGTGCCTCTGCCTTGGCTTTCAGCCGTTCGAGCCGATCCTTGGCTGTTCCATCTTTTTTCCCGGTGTCGCCGTTTTGGGCGGCAGGCGAAGCGGCAGGTACGGCCTCCGTGCCGTATGTTTCATTTCCGATTTTGAACCCGGTCTCGTTCTCCGAAACCTCGACACTCTCTTCCGTGGCATCCATCGGACCGAGGTCGAAAACTTCCTCGTCAGTCTTCTCCGTTCCCTTCTTTCCATACAGGTCACGGATGATATTGACCGCGAAATAGACGATGTACAGCACCGTCAGTACAAGGGCGAATATAAAGTATGAACCCATCTGTTTTTAAGTATGAAATTAAACTTTAATTGAACTTTGAAAGTACGATTGCAAAGAAAAATATTATATTTGATGTAACAAAAACTCTTTATATCAAACAGTATTTTATTACATAGAAATAAGTTTGAAACGCTAAAATTGAACTTTAATTTCATACTTTGAGATATCGAAGCAGAAAAATCGGGCATAAAAAAAGCCCTCCGGGAGGAGAGCTTTCAAGGGAGAGGGCAACGATGATGCCTTACCGTTTCTTTCCGCGCAGGTAATCGTTCAGGTCCTTGTATTCGCGATAACGGGGTGCTTCGTTGCGTACACGCCCGCCATACATGCCGGCGATGGTCTCTTCCGTTTTCTGCCCGGCGAGATCATTGTCGAGATAACAATGGATTTCCTCGTACACCTGCAAGTGTTCCAATGCTTTTTTCAGGTTGTTCACCGAGTTCATCACGAGGTAATCGCAAGGTGTGTCGATGCAGACCGTATCATCACCCGCCTGTTTCAGCGTCAGGTAAGAGAGAAAATCCATGAAGCCCTCGAACACGCAAACCCGGTTCTGTGTTTCACCATGAGAATGCCTGATGACAGAGATGTCCTTACACCGGATACAGCCCTTATAATAAGGATTGCGCACCTCGTACCCGCCCGACGCATTGCCGAAGGCAAGAGCGAAGTAGCGCCGTTTACGTAATTCATAATGGACCTCCCGGCAGAACATGCGGCCGATGTCCCCGTCGATTCCACGGGATTGGAGGTACGAGAGTAGCGCATGGTGCTGCAACGGCACGACGAGCACGTCCTTCATGTCGGCTTCGACGGGACGGGGAGTTGTCCCCGGAATCCGCACTCTTTGTATCGGGGCAGCATTTTCATGCCTCCCGATATAGGCAAGCACTTCGCTCACGCTGTTCGTCCGGTACAGGTATTTGCCCAGTTCCACAAGGTCGCCGCCCGTCGCTGCGCCAAAGTCATACCATTCGTTGAGCCGGTCGTTGACCTTGAACGACGGAGTGCGTTCATCGCGCAGCGGTGACAGATACCAGTATTGTTTCGATGTCACACTCTGGGGATGGTAGCCGAGACTGGCGAGATAGTCCACGATACGCAGTTGTTTTGCTTCCGCTATGGTCATGTCATTTTCTTTTCACTTGTTTTCAAAAAACAGTTTACTTTGGTTTTTCTCCTATATATACCCGGACCAAAGTAAACTAAATTATTTTTCACCTTCCGCGTCCTCGCATTCTTCGTCGAAAAGCAGGGCTTCGGTCGGGGTCACATCGTAATAAAAGAGCTTGTCCCGTTTGACGATCAGCTTCAGGTTTTCCGTCAGGTATTGCAGCAGTTTTATCATGACGCTGCGTCCCCGTTTGAACCCGATAGCCTCATAGGAAGCCATGAGAGCCTGCAGCACGTTCTCGAAACCTTTGATGGGCCTGTCCCCGAAAGCGGCGGAAAGTGCCTCCCGGTGCTGTTCGATGGACAAATCCATGAAGCTGCTCCGGGCTTTCGGTCTTACGCTGCCGTCAAACGAATAGTTATCCACCATGACCGGCAACCCTTCGTCATCAACGGAAAAGGCGAACGGTTTGAACTCCTTCTCGCGGATATGCAGCGCATGAACTTCACTGATAACGGGATTCTCCGCACTTTTGGTGATGACCAGCACCGTTTCCGCCTTATTGCTCATTTCCGTACCGATATGTCCGCGCACATTGTTGTCACCTTTGTTCAGGTGCAGCACACAATGGATATGCAGGTCGTATTTCGACGACCACTCCATCATCTTATTGATGACCTCCACCGATTCGCTGGTGCTGTTGATGTCGAGCATCAGGTCTCGGATGCCGTCTATGATGACCAGCCCATACCCCTTGTTCTGACGTAGGGCATAGTCGATAACCCCGATACGGACGGCAGGAGTGTATTCCCGCAGGCAAATGAAATCGAGATTCTCGTTGTCTGTCGTGGTGGGCAGCCCTGCCAGGCGGAGAATGCGTTCCAATACGTTGTGGCAATGGAAACGGCTCTGTTCGGTGTCCACGTACAAGATCCTACGTTTGCCTTCGGGCAGGTGCGCCCGGTAGTTCAAGACCTGCCGGCCCGCCAGCGACGCGGCGACGATGGCCGAGACGTTGAACGTCTTTTTCGCTTTCGCCTTACCCGTCGAAGCGCTGAAATTACCGAGCGTCGCTATGGTGGAGTTGTCAATCCATATAATCTGGGGCGGAGTCTCGTAGGTGTCCGTGGCCTTTATTTGCGACGCCGTGAGGATATCCGACAGGCGGTTCTCGTCCAGCTCCGCCCACGAGTTACGGTCAGTTCTTTTTTCGTTTTCCATAGCGCTTCTGGTTAAAGAACGGTTGGGTTGCGGACACTTCCGTCGCCATACGCATGGCATCGTCCACCGTAGGTTCGTAGTTTTGCAAGAGCCACGCGTCCAGCTCTTCCTTCGCAAAGTAAAGCATCTTGCCGCGAGGCTTGTAATGCGGGATTTCCTTGTTCGATGTGAGTTTGTACAACATACTTTCGGACACGCCGATATACATGCACGCCTCTTGAAAAGTGAAGACCTTCTTGGTCGTGTAAATGTTATTTTCCAGCAAAGCCACACGCTCCAACAGACCTTCCACCGGTTCCAACTTCTTGAGAACCGCTTCTATGGCGGTCAGCCGTTCGCTCAACCGCTCCATAAATGTTGTTCTGTTTTGCATAAAATACATGTTAAAATTAGACAATGGAGAGTTACCTCCGTTATGCAGCGCGCTAACGGAGGTCAAAGTTATGTGATGTGAACCGGACAGCCGGAAATACCGGCGTGATACTATGCACGTATCACGGCAACTGTCACTGTTTTATCTTTCACATACTTGGCTTTTTGGCACTTCGTGTCATATTTTCAGCCGGCTGACTGCTTTTCGTATGCCGAGGTTTGCCGATGTAATGTTGTTCCTCGCCGCAGACAGGGCGGACGAGAGGCTTGAAGCGGTAACGTATCTTGTGCCGTCTTTGGACAACAGGAACCGCCCCTTGTCGAGAACCGACTGCCAGTGAGGCAGGATGAAGGTGTTTTCGAGCAACGCGTCGAATAGGACCGCCACATGGCGGATATTGTTCACACGTATGCAGAAGTCCTTCTTGCAGGCAAAAAGCGCTTCCATGTCCTCAATGCGGAGTGCGGAAACGCAAAACAGATGATAAGCGTTGGCGCAAGCCACAATACCTGTCATCTGTTCACGGGAAAAATTACAACCGAAGGAGAGAGGTGGATCGTTTCTGGAATCTTCTATACGTGAAGAGCCGAACCATACTCCGGCAATGTCATACTTTCGTTTCAAGGCCATGCACTCCTCGAAAGAAAATGTTTCTGCGGTAAAGAGGCTTTTGACGAGACTTGTGCAATCGATCAACAGCCCTCTGATGATATGGATGTTCATTTCATGGCAATTCCTGCAAACCGCACTGTTGCAGTCGATGTACCGGTGACTGTTTATAAAGTCATCCACATAGCGGCCATACCGTTTGCCGCCTGCCATGACGTCTTGAAGATAAAGCTCCCTCGCTTCGGAGAGCAACTCGTAAAATTCTTCCGCTACATCCTGTTCCGTAGCGAAGTGGTGCAGATGTGGTCTCCCTTCAAAAAAAGAGAGGACCTGCTGTTTTGTCCTTTCATGTCGAATTGTTTTTATGGGTTTATACTTATTATAATAGTGGCATTACTTCGACTATTTGAAAAGTCGGAGAAAAGCCGGAAATATTTACCTGTAAATTGAATTTGACATGTATAACTACATCAGTCGAATAGCCCGTTGACCAAATTGACTGCTTCGTCTTTTTTCTGGTTGATGATTTTGGCGTACACCTGTGTCATTCTCACGGAGGTATGACCAAGCAGCTTCGATACGGTATAGAGATCCGCACCAAGCGTCAGCATCATGGTCGCGAATGTGTGCCGGGCCGTGTGAAAAGTAAAACGTTTGGTGATTCCGGCCGCTTCGGCCCACGGCTTGAGATACTGGTTGATGTTTGAAGGCAAGCTGAACACATGGTCATCCGCCGCCTTGTCCTCACGCTCCGGCATCCACTTCAACGCCTCGTTGGAGAGTGGCAGGTAAATCGGTTCTTTGGTCTTCTGCATAGCCACCGCCAGACGGTATTGGCCGTTATCGACAAAGACATTCTTCCATTTCAGGCCGACAATATCGCTGATACGCAGTCCGCAGAAGCAGGAAAACAGATAGGCGTTTTTAACCCTCCCATCCTGTACCGGAGTGGCAATCAACGCCCGTACCTCTTCGATGGTCATATAGGACCGCACGCTCTCCGGCATTTTGGGCTTCTCCGATTTTTCCATTTCATTAAATGGATTTCTCAACAACCGTTTAGCCCGGACAGCAGCGTTCAGGGCACCGTTGAATATCTGATAATAGGTATTGCGTGTAGATGCTGCTATCGGCTTTCCTTTAGGGCGGAAGGTCGTCAGCATGTAGTCGATATAGCCTTGGCAAAAAGCGAGGTCAACCCGATCCAACAAAAACCTTTCCCCTGCATATTCTTTCAGGATATGGGTAACGGCCTTGATTTGACCGATGCCTTTCTTGTCGCGTTTCTCTTGGTACTCCAAATAGGTTTGCATCCAGTCCAGCAGATAAACCTTATCTGTATGGTTCACGATACCGGCTTCGCCGCTGGTCAGTTCGATAATGCGTTTCGACTTGATGGCATTCGCAGCGGCCATTGTTATTTCATTTTGCCGACGGGTATTGTTGTCCGTTCCCGGAATAAGATACAGCTTCAGGTACTCGTATGTCCGCTTGCCATTGCGGTATATATCCAGATACAGACTTTTGCTGCCATCGGACAAATCCTTCATCCGAAGACGGATGGGTTCTTTTACTTTTTTAGGCTTCTTTATTCGTGGCATAATCGTATTCTTTCATTCGTTCTTTTTCGTATGCAAATGTACGAATTAAAACCGAAATCAAGAAACAAATAAGGAACAAAAATGTACCCAAAAAGAACTAATTAACAGAAAATAGTGAAAACAACTGAAAGAAACGATTCCTTTATAAATATCTGATATAAAGCCTATTTACTTGTATTTATTTGGATTTTATTTTCATCTTTAATATATCTGTTTGTTTATTTAACAATAAAAAAACAATCGTATGAAAGTAACATTAATTGCGTCAGTGTCAGCAAATGGAAAAGTATTGCTGGCAAACAATCCCAATCATCAGATAGCACCGGAAGTCATGGGATTTCTTGTACAGAAAGCCATTGAGTCCGGCAACATTGTTTTTGGGTATTCTACTTATACCATGTTTATCGATGCGTTGCAAGATGCCCTTGCAGGAAAAGAAATCGTCGTGCTATCCAACAATCACGAAGCCCGAAGCGGTCACAAAACCGTTCATACTCCTGAAGAAGCGGTAGAATACCTGAAAGGAAAAGGAATGGAAGAAATAGTCGTTGGTGGCGGAGTACAGACTTACAATGCTTTCCTTGACAAGGATTTGGTAACAGACATTTATTTCAATGTCACTCCAATGGTTATTGGTGACGGTGGTGTTATTGGCTCAAAAGATGATTTATTCGTCAAGTTTGATAAAATGAATTATGAACCCATCATTGAAAATGTAATCAGACTTCATTTGAGTAAATAACAGGAGCAGATATGAAAAAAGTAATTTTATCAGTTTTATTATTGAGCATTATAATGGGATTACAGGCTCAAGAATTGAAAGTTATAAATTTGAATAAGCCGGATAAAAGCAGAAATGTTACATTGATGCAAGCATTGGATAAAAGACATTCGGAACGAGCATTTGCCAATAAACAACTGACGCATCAGGATTTATCCGACCTGCTTTGGGCAGCCAACGGAATAAACCGTCCGTCAGAAGGCAAACGTACCGCACCATCGGCAAATAACGTACAGGAAGTTGACATATATGTATGTATGAAAGATGGGTGTTATTTGTACGATGCTAAAGCACATCAGTTACAACCTGTTGCTAAAGGTGATTATCGTTCTGCCGTAGCCGGACAACAGGATTTTGTAACAGAAGCCCCTGGATGTCTGATACTGGTTGCTGATTTGTCCCGCTTCAATAGCGGAAATCCTGAACAGTTGCTAATTGTAGGAGCTTGTGATACTGGGATTATTTCTCAAAATATTTCACTATTCTGTTCCTCGGCTGGCTTAGTTACAGTACCACGGATGACAATGGATAAAAATACATTGGGAAAAATATTAAAACTAAAAAAGTCTCAACATTTATTACTAAATCATCCTGTCGGATATGCGAAATAAAGAGGATATAAAAAAGCAGATAAAAAAAAATCAAAACATCCTTTTGCTAATTGAATAATTGCTTTTAATATCCAGTAAAGATAATCATAAATCGAGGGTGCCAAATATTTTTGGACACCCTCGATTTATAATATTGTAGATTTAAACTATCATATAAGAGAAACCTTTTGTTTATTCGATATTTTTAGTAAACTATTTAATATTAAGAAGTAAATGGAAAACATCTACAATAACATATTCATAAAAGACCTTTTATCCAAAATAAACATAGAAATTGGAATATTTTCTTTCGATAGCGATATATCTTCTGATAAGGCACTTTCTATGATTAATTTTATCAGACCTTTATTCGAAGAATTGAGAGAATTTACACATCAATACACTTTTCAAGATGCTAACGATGAAATATCGTTTTTTAAAGATATTAAGCCGTCCATTCTAAGTAAACTGATATATTTTAGTGACATATACCTGCTTGAACTGAGAAAGCCGAATGGCAGTAAAGAAGTTCTCAAAGAGCATTATAAGAAAAAACAAACAGCAATAACAGAATTTTGTAACGCTAATCTTGACTTCTACCAATATTATCGTTCTAAATCGACACATTTAGATAGATATTATTTCCTTAGAGGACATGAAAACTACAAATTGTACCACAACTGTGGTATGTTTGATAAAGACCCTTTATTTTCAACTTGTTGCGACCACAAGGTAGCTAAAATGTTGGCTTATGATATGTTGGAAATTTATCTTCAACAGCGATTGCAAGGGGTTGAAAGACAAGAAGTAACAGAAACCAGCAGGGCTTCACTTCCCGACAATCCTTTCCGGTGGACGGGTACAAAAACTGCTGCTATTGAGTTGGGATATGCGATATATGCAGCCGGAGTTCTAAATAACGGGAACGCCGATATAAAAGAAATAATGACCTACATAGAAGCATCATTCAAAATAGACTTAGGTGATTACTACCGTACTTATCCCACCATCAGGGAGCGCAAAAGGGATAGAACAGCCTTTCTTAATAGCTTAATAGAAAAACTTCTTCGGAAGATGAACGAAAACGACAATTAATTTCCCTTAAAGTTCTATCAATTATTTTCTCTTTTCGCAAGTCCTCATAAATTACATGGGCTTTTGAAAAGAGAAAATAATTTTTTGTCTATTCATGAATGATAGAATGACGTTTACCTACCTGTCTGTCTTACTTTCATACAGTCTTGCAATCTTGACATCAAGAAAACAAGTTGTCAAGAAATCGAGCTATCAATATTTCAAGAAAACAAAATTGTGATAGATCACTAAAAAACTCATCGGTCGGGGAACGCCCAGCGGCAAGGGGCGGGACCACCCGTCCCGACGAGCGAAAAAGATATTAATTTGAGTAATTTTTCTTTCATTGGAAACACGACTTCGGAGTGATTTTCTAAAAAGGTACAGAGCTGCTGAGATAATTCTAAGCAGTACAGAACACACCTTGCTGTTATCTGACGATAACAAATTTCAGTCACCTAAAATTCATTTAGCAATATCTAACTTCTGTACCAATAATTCCATATCATTGCTGACTTTAACATCAGTTACTCTTGCATAGATTTGAGTAGCTCTGATATTGGTATGCCCTAAAATCTTGGATACCGTTTCAATAGGTACACCATTAGCGATAAGGAAGTCGCACACGAATGGCGTGCAACATAAGTAATATTTAGAAATGCAATAAAAAACAGAATGACGAGAATTAAACGTAAAACGTTTATAATTAAGCGTTTTACAAGAATTACAGAACAGACATATCTGCAAAAAAAACAAAATATTGCGACATTTCAGTTACCAGACTGTTAGCCGCCTGTTTCGGAAACAACGGCAGGTAACCAAATTTTTACCGATAGGAACAAAGCGGATTTGTATTCACTGTTTATCAATGTTTTGCATGCCAAAGGACGCTTTTCAAAGGAGTATTTTTACAACCTAAAAAAGAGCGTTATGATAGTGGAAAAATTCAAGGTGCTGCTCTACCTGAAAAAGAGCGAGCCGGACAAGACCGGCAAGGCCCGATCATGGTACGGATCACCCTCAACCGCACGATGGCGCAGTTCAGCTGCAAGCTCTCCTGTACCCCCGGGCTATGGAACGCGCGTGAGAGCCGATTGAATGGCAAGAGCCGGGAAGCGGTGGAGACCAATGAAAAAAATAGAGAGGCTGCTGCTTGCCGTACACTCGGTCTTCAATTCCCTCATGGAAAGGAAAAAGGATTTCGATGCCGCCGCGGTCAGGGACATGTTCCAAGGTAACGCGGACATGCAGATGACCCTGCTCAAACTTCTCGACCGACACAATGAGGAGATGAAGGCCCGTGTCGGCGTGGACCGTGCGCCGACGACAATGTCGACCTACGTCTACACCCGGCGCACCCTTGCCGAATTCATCAAAACGGAATTCAAGGTCTCAGACCTTGTCTTCGGACAGACAGCTCAACGAGCAGTTCATCCGTGACTATCAGGACTTCTGCCTGGAAAGGAAGAGGCTGGCAATGGAGACGGTGCGCCATTACCTGTCTATCCTAAAGAAGATCTGCCGCATCGCCTACAAGGAGGGACATTCGGAGAAATACCATTTCTGCCACTTCAAGCTGCCCAAGCAGAAGGAAGGTACGCCGAAAGTACTCAGCCGTGAGAATTTCGAGAAGCTGCGTGATTTGGAGATACCGGAAAAACGCAGGTCACATGTCATCACCCAGGACCTCTTCCTTTTCGCCTGTTACACCGGCACCGCCTATGCCGATGCGGTAAGCATCACCCAGGAGAACCTCTTCCGAGATGACGAGGGCAGCCTCTGGCTGAAATACCGGCGAAAGAAGACCGACTACCTCGGACGCGTCAAGCTGCTGCCGGAAGCACTCATGCTGATCAAAAAGTACCGTGAGGATACCCGCGCCACCCTCTTTCCGCCGCAGGACTACCACACGCTCAGGGCAAACATGAAATCCCTGCGCCTGATGGCGGGGCTGAGCCAGGACCTTGTCTACCACATGGGAAGGCATTCTTTCGCCTCATTGGTCACGCTCGAGGAGGGAGTGCCGATCGAGACCATCAGCAAAATGCTGGGATACTCCAACATAAAGACCACCCAGATATATGCCCGTGTAACTCCGAAGCGACTGTTCGAGGATATGGACAGGTTCGTCGAGGCAACCCGCGATTTGAAACTTATTCTTTAATCCCCAAACAATCATTATCATGCGCAGTACATTCAAGCTTTTATTCTACATCAACCGCAACAAGGTCAGATCGGACGGCACGACCGCCGTCCTCTGCCGGATCAGCATCGACGGAAAGAAATCGGCTGTCACGACAGGCATCTATTGCAAGCCCGAGGATTGGGACAGTACGAAGGGGGAAATCAGGAC